CTTTCACGGCAGTAACTCAATTGGCAGAGTGTCAGTTTTCCAAACTGGATGTTGCGGGTTCGACCCCCGCTTGCCGTACCATTTATATACAGGGGTGTGTAGTTCAAAGGTCAGAACACTCTGCTCATAACGGAAGAAACGCTGGTTCAAATCCAGCCGCACCCACCTGTAAGTCTAATTTACAAAATTCGATGTGACGATTTAGATTGACGAAATCGCCACATTCTGATGAATGTAACGATATGAAAGAAAAGACTCTTTCCAATGCACTAGGTCTTAGCAGAGATATCCTCAAGGAACTGCGTTCATCTTATATCGAAGGGATGGACTGGCATCGTGTTGAATCACGGAAGCCACAGCACCTCTGGGAAGTCGAATGGACGCACGAAGGCATCCAGAAACTCAAGGAGAACATCGGCTTCAAAGAGCCAGAGGTCATCAAAGAACCAGAACAAAAGCGTGGTACTGTTTACGCTAAGTTCAAGAATCCGAAGGTCATCGGTGCGATGATTGACGGAAAGAGTTACAATGTGCTGTGCAAGGACTCAACGAAGTTCCACATCGGTATGCCTGTTGATGTCCGCTGGGACGGCAACCGCTGGTGCGTGGTTCGTCACCCCAGATTCAACGGAAAGTACTAACACAATATAATTTATGGCTAACTACAAAGGAAAGAAAGTATCTCTGAACAAACCATTCAGAACCCCTAATGCTTCAAAGAAGTCTGCCGTGTATGTCAAATCTGGCAACAAGGTCAAGATTGTGCGTTTCGGTGACCCAGACATGAGCATCAAGAAAGACCAGCCAGCAAGACGGAAGTCTTTCAGAGCCAGACATAGGTGCGAAACCGCAAAAGACAAGACAACCCCCAGATACTGGTCTTGCAAGGCTTGGTAACATGATTCACGAGTTCAGAAATCCTATCCCAGTAAAGACCGCAATCGGGTACGGATATCTGCTCTATGTCCAATCCGCTGGCACTTTCTGCAACGACATATTCGCTGTGGTGCTGGAGAAGGATGGAATCATCCGTCATATGCTCACCGACCAATTTGCTGTCATCCGAAACGATACATTCGATATCAAGAACGAAGATGACAAGAAAGCAAAAGGGACTTGAGGAAGAGGAAGATATTGACTGGGAAGACACGGAATGGGATGTAAATTTACCGCTTAAGAAAATACTATGGCTTTCACCCCCACCCCTCATCCTATTCTTGTCACCCCTACTAGGGATGACATAAAAAGACTCGTAGAAAAGGTCGGTGAGGAGAAGACGCTGGAAATCCTCAATCTCCGTGAGGACAAGATACAGGCAGAAAAGACAGACCCATATAGACACGGCTTCGACCTACCGCATTGGAAGGAAGCGGACGAGATACTCAAGGATAACAACGAAATCCTAGTACTTGGTGGCAACAGAGCATCGAAGACGGAGTGGGCGGCAAAGCGGGTAGTCCAGACGCTGTGCAACATGGAGAACGCTAGGGTGTGGTGCTTGCATACCACGAACCAGTCGAGCATCCAGATGCAACAGCCAGTAATTCATAAATATCTTCCAAGCGAGTTCAAGGAACTGCGGAAGAACAAGATTCAGAATGTATCGTACACGCAGAAGAACGGCTTCTCGGACAACACATTCATCCTTCCGAACAAAAGCCAATGCATCTTCATGAACTACGCCCAGAAGCGGGATGTCATCGAAGGTGGTGAAGTTGACCTCATCTGGTGCGATGAACTTGTGCCGTTGGACTGGATTGAGACGCTACGCTATCGTATCGTCACAAGAAGCGGTAAACTCATCGTTACATTCACCCCAATCACAGGATACAGTTCCGTGGTTAAGGAATATGTCAGCGGAGCGAAGATAATCGAGAGCAAGCCATCTCCGTTGTTGCCAGATAATATCAATGTGATGGGAAGTCCTAGGGGAACGATGCCGTATAAGGCTAAATCCTATGTCCGTCCCGCTGGAGTGATGTGGTTTCACAGCCAACTCAACCCTTATAACCCATTTGAGCAGTTGAAGAAGACGCTCTTGGGCAAGAAACCTTATGAAATCAAAATCAGAGCCTACGGATGGGCAGATAATATCAGCGGAAATCAGTTCCCAAGGTTCAATCCAGAACATAATGTTATCAAACCCAACGCAATCCCTACCAGCGGAACGAACTACATGGTCGTTGACCCTGCGGGAGCAAGAAACTGGTTCATGCTCTGGATTAGAGCAACTGAAGATGGATGCCTTTATGTATATCGAGAGTTTCCAGATTCCTCAGAGGGTGAATGGGCTTTGCCTTCGGCTGACCCAGACGGAAAGATGGGTACAGCCCAGCGTAATGGTGCTGGACGCTCTCTCTCAGAGTATAAGAGTTTAATACTGAACCTTGAAAAAGGGGAGACAATTACCGAAAGGTATATCGACCCTAGGGCTGGTGGCTCAAAAGCCGTCACAGAGGACGGAGGGGTCACCCTTATCGATATGTTGGACGATGGTGAAGTCCCGATGAACTTCATCCCAGCCGCAGGAGTCCGAATCGAGCAGGGCGTATCAATAATCAATGATGGTTTTGCCTATGACTATAGCCAAGACCTATCACCACTAAATAAACCTAAATTATATATATCAGAAGAATGTCAAAATTTAATCTACTGTCTGAAAGAATGGACTGGGCTGGATGGCGAGAAGGGGGCAACAAAAGACCCCATCGACTGCCTACGATACCTAATGATTATGAACCCAGAGTACTTGGACTCAAAGAACCTGCAAGGACAGGGTGGAGGAAGTTACTAATGGAAATATACTTTCCATGCCTATTGTCCAGAAATAAAGCAATGTTATTTATTGGCTTGACAAGACGCAAGTTAACGCAACTTGCTAATAGCGGTGTTGTAAGAACATATCGCACAAAGGGAGGGCATATTCGCTATTTCCGTGACGATTTAATCAATTTTATAAAAAATGAGCATAACTAAGAACAATATTTCTACGAAGTATAATCCTAACCAAGATAAACTGGTTTACGCATCAGAAAAGCCCGATGTACCCTATCTCTGGCAGGAATACAACCGCTCCACGCAAAATGGCGGTAATGTGGCAAATATTATGGAGAATGACGATATCCGTCTCTCCAGATGGGCTGGTCAGACCTCAGATGGCAAGAAACACAGCGAAAGTCGCATGGAAGGTGACTCAGCCTTTCCGTTTGAGGGTGCTTCCGATGTCCGTTGCCGTCTAGTTGACCGCACAATCAATGATATCGTGGCTATGCTGATGACCACCTTTGACCGCTGTAAGGTCAAGGTCAAGGGTACTGAATACAACGATTACGATTTCGCTGGTTCGGCTAATGTCTTGATGGATTGGCTCACGCAGTCAAAACTAAGACAAGAATTGCGTTCTGAGGCTGAATTGCTCGCCCAGTACACCCAGCAATATGGCTGGTCTGGTCTTCATGTCATGTGGGAGCAGGAATCTGCCCTGCGTTACCAGACTATCCGCATCGATGAAATTGCCCAACTCAGCCAACAGGCTCAACAGGCTGGAACAGGCTCATCTCTGGCTGACTTGGCTAACGCCATCCAAAACCCAGAGCAAGAGCAGTACGCAATCGACCTCATCACGCAGTATCTGACGGATGTTGACCCGAAGGCTGTCAAGAAGGCTGTCCGTGACCTCCGTGAAACTGGTAAGGCTGAAATCCCAGAGACCTACATCTCCAAGAACCTGCCTTCAGTCGTTGCACTAAAACCATTTGACGAGATTTCGTTCCCGCCAGAAACCATCGACATACAAGATGCAAGAGTCATCTTCCGAAGAGTCTTTATGACGGAAATGGAGATTCGTTCTCAAGCCGCACAGTATGGCTGGAGCGAAGAATTTGTCAACCAAGCAGTCAGCGTTGCTGGACTTCGCACTAACTTCCACGACCCGAACATCCTCCCTGCGGCTACGCTGATTAACTACCAGATTAACCGCAATATGCACTTGATTGAGGTCGTGTACGCTTACTCACGCCTTATCAACGAAGACGGCACACAGGGCATCTACTGCACCATTTTCTGCCCAAGAGCAGGTAGCGACATCTACGCCAGCCACGAACTCCTTGGCTACGCCCACAACAAGTATCCGTTTGTCATCTACCGCAGAGAGCGAATCCGCAGACCTATCCAAGAGTCCAGAGGCGTTCCCGAAGTGGCGATGACCGACCAGTTTGAAATCAAGGCACAGCACGATTCTATCCGTGACCGCACAGCGTTTACGACTATGCCTCCCATCCTCGTCAAGAAGAGACTTGGTGGTATCAATAAAATTGCACCGGGAATTCATCTTCCTGTCACAACTCCAGATGACTACAAGTTCATGACTCCTCCGCAGTCAGAGACTCAGACGGCTTTCAATCTCATCAACATCGTTGAGCAGAATCATGCGGCTTACTTCGGCATCTATCATCCGAACATCCAGCCACAGAGAACGCAAGTCACTCAGCAGTATGTTGTGAACAACTGGTTGGATGTGTGGAGCGAGACATTCAACATGATGTTCAGCCTGTGCTTGCAGTATCTCGACCCTGCTGAAATCGAGTCCATCACCAACAAGCCGATGCCCCAGAATATGTCGGCTATCAGCAATCAATATGATTTCCAGATTAAGTACGATGTCCGTGAAATCGACACCGACTTTGTTATGCAGAAATTGCAAGCAATTATGCAGTTCGTTATGCCTCTGGATTCTGCTGGCATCATCGACAAGAGTAAGTTGGTTCGTGCGGCTATTGAGGCTATCGACCCAGACAAGGCTAAAGACCTCATCGTTGAACAGGCTAGTGCTTCTCAGATGCTCTATAAGGACATCCAGTCCGATATCGGTCTGATGATGCTTGGTAACGAGGCTAACTATGTCGAGAACGACCCGACAGCCCAAACCAAGTTGCAGTACCTCCAAGACATCATGGGCAAGAACCCGAAGGCTCAACAGGCTATGCAGGGCGACCAGCACTTCAGAGCGTTGCTTGATAACTATGTCAAGAACCTCCAGATGAGCGTCAGCCAGCAACAGAACAAGCAGATTGGTCGCACAGGCGTGACCCCTGTCGGTCAACAAGCCGCTTCGCAGATGCAGGGTCAAATCCAACAGGCTGACCAGATGCAAAAGGAACAAGAATCCCAGATGGGAATGTAATTTATGCTACCACAACCGATTATTCACGGATTTGGCTTTGAAAAGGACAACCCTGTCTGGAAGGCAACATTGATGCTACTTGATGCGTCAATTGAGTCCGAGACAGCCTACGCTCTGCAAAAGGACAATCGTGGCGAAGACAGGGCTTACCATTGCGGTAGAGCAGAAGCACTTGTGTCTTTCAAGAGCGTCCTGCTGACAACAAGAGAGGCTGTGCTGAAGGATATCGGCAGACCTCTGGATGAATGATTCATCCGAAAATGGTACAAATGCGAGTTAAGACTTGCTTATATAATAATTAAACAGAATTTGGCGGTAGTTCTGGGACTAATACAAAACCCTGCTTATAGTAATATAGGACTTTAGACCTTTCTCTAATGAATACAGACAATCAATCCGACCTTGGGACGGAATCAAATAACCCCACGACACAGGAAGGCTCTGCCCAGCCTTTCAATCAAAATAACCTTACTGATATCATTAGTAAGTCCTTCCTAGGAGGCGAGGAAGTAGCGGAGGATTCAGACTCCCAGAAACAGACTGAAACGGATGGTCAAGCGACATCCGAAGAAGATAGTGAAGTTCTTTCAAAAGAAACCAATACAGAAAGCGACCAAGAACAGTCAGAAGACTCCGAGGAAACCGAAGAAACCAAGTCTGATGATGATGAACTTGAGCGTGGACTGCCAAAGGGTGTAAAGAAACGCATCGACAAACTCTCTGCAAAACGGAGAGAAGCGGAAGCAGAAGTGGAAAGGCTGAAGTCAGAAGTGGAGAGACTGTCGCAAGAGGCTAACAAGCCAGCACAGACTCCAAAATCAGACAACCCCTATTCAAATCTGAAGACACTTGAAGAAGTGAATCGTGAGGCTGAACAAGCCAAGCAGATTAGACGCTGGTGCGAGATGAACCCCGATGGTGCAACAGTAACTGGAAAAAATGGTGAAGAGGTGGATTATTCCGCTGAAGAAGTTCGTAGAATCAAGATTAAAGCCCTTGACGCTCTAGAAGAACATCTCCCAGCAAGAGCCAAGTACATTGAGAACTATTCTCAAATCGAACAAGTGGCTAACAAGGAATATCCGTGGTGGAAGGACAGAAGTTCCAGCGAGAGACAAATCGCTGAATCGTTCCTCCAGCATTTCCCAGAAATCACCCGATTCCCAGACTACAAGATGGTGCTAGGAGATTACATCAGAGGCGTGAAGAGCCGTGAGGCTACATCAAAGCGACCTGCTACTCCGTCAACACGAACAGCACCTGTTCAACCAAAGCGTACAGCGACCCCGCCCTATGTTCCCGAAAAGGAAGCAAGAGCCAAGGAAGCCGCAAAGCGTTTTGGGGCTAATGGTAACCGAGACGACCTTACATCTATTATCGCTAACCGATTCCTGTAATCAAATAACCCTATAAACTACTATGGCTAATCTCACAGAACCCTCCTTCTCATCTGGTAAGAGAGAAGAACTCGCTGACCTCATCGCCCTTGTCGATGCGAAGGATACTCCCTTCACTTCGATGGCGAAGAAAGGCTCAAAACCCGGAAATACTCTTTTCCGCTGGCAGGCTGACCGCCTCCCCACCCCTAAGACAACTGGTACAGTCGATGGCACAGATGTGACCACCTACGAAAACTATGTCAAGGATGGTGCTACTGTCTATCGTGCTGAACTCAGCAACTACATCCAAATCTTCAGACGCTCAGTCCGTGTGTCCCCGCTTACGCAGGATATCTCGACTGTCGCTGGTGTCCGTGATGAACTCGCTAACAATGTCGCTAAGGGCATCCAAGCCATCAAGCGTGACATGGAAGCCACGATGTGCGGTACGCAAGGTGCTCAGTTGGACAACGGCACAAACGCCTATCTCACCAGAGGTCTTCACAAGTGGCTTCAGCCTACTGCTACTGTCGATACAGTTCTCCCTTACGACACCCAGTTCGCTACACCTGCCGCTAACCGCAACACAACGGCTACTACTGCCACGATGACCGAAACCCATGTGCAGGATGTCCTCACAGGCATCTACACACAGACTGGTCAATATCGTGACTTCGACCTCCTCTGCGGTTCTGCCCTCAAGAGAGCGTTCACAAACCTCGCTTATACGACATCTCAGAACGGAACTACGAACACGGCTTCTGCCATCAGAACTCTGAACAGAGAGTCTGACTCGCAGTCCTACATCTCGTCTGTCGATGTGTTTGAAGGTGACTTCGGTAAACTCCGTCTCCACCCCTCACACTTCCTCAAGGTGTCGGCTGGCGTGGGTAACACTACCTGCGGTTATGTCATCCCCTTCGACCAAGTGGAAATCCGTTATGGTGGCAATGTCGCTGGAGTGACTGCCCTGCCTAACGCTGGCGGTGGTGAAGCCCGAATGATTGAAGCGGTTGCTGGACTCTGCGTCTACAATCCTCTCGCCTTCGGTGTTTTCGACTTCGCTTCGTAATCACGGATGTCAGACTTAATCCAAAGTCTGTCTGAGGTAATTCCTCCTCACCTTAGAAATAGGGTGCAGGAGGAACTTATCCGTGGCTGGAGACAAGAAGAGGTCAAGATGAAGGCTGTTGCAAAACAGAACGGACACTTTGACAGATTCAACTCCAACAAAGCCATCGAGGGAGTCGGACAGAAGATAGCATCAATTCCTGTCCAAGCATGGCATTACTGGGGCACACGCCTTGGTTATGAGTGCTGGGAAGACAAGACATTTATGC